TTCCTTGACGGTAATCTTGTTGAGGGTAGAACTGAATCAGGCCGCAAGGTTAAACGCTGGGTCATGGATAAACATGATGATAAGTTTTATCTTGCGGCTCATGTCAATCATCCTAGTACAGTTTGGGCTAGACAAAGTAAAGAACATTACGAATGGTTGTATGAACACTTTGAAGCTCTCAGTACAGAGTTTGAAAGCCGCTTCAAACACAACCATAAGAGTTGGGATAAGTTAAAGTTCTTTACTAAGAAGGTTCCACAAAACATTGAAACTAATGGATTTGTTGACCCGCCTCAGTGTATGCCTGACGAGTTCAAAGATCCTAATACAGTAACAGCATACAACAAATATTATGAATTTAAATTCTTTGATTGGTTACAAAAAGGGAGGCCAATGAGATGGACAAACCACGCATAAAGAATTTCTTTTTTCTTTTGCGCAACTCGCCTGAGTATTTATATGCACTGGTGATAGTGACTTTCTTTTCTATTGGGATTATAATAGGACAGTATCTAAAAAATGGAGGATACCTATGAGCATTGATGATGCAACCCCAGAGCAGTGGAACGAAGTTAATAAAGCCAAGACAGCTTATGGAAAGCTTTATCATCCTGAAGATAAGCACACCATAAACCCAGTGACAAAACCACAGCACTACAATAAAGGAGGTATTGAAGCAATTGATTATATCAAGCAGCAATTGGGTGCGGGCTTTAAACATTATTGTGCTGGCAATGTAATGAAGTATGTTCATCGTCACGAATACAAGAATGGTGTAGAAGATTTACGCAAGGCTCGTGTCTATCTTGATTGGCTCATAAAGGAAATTGTAAATGAATGAAGAAGTTATTCTGTCTGATGAAGGCAAAGAATATTCTGTTGATGAAATCAAACACAGCAATAGAATCCTTAAAAGTGCAACGCCTAAAGGAACTTTAGATTGGCATCTAAAATGGATCGCTAGTATCTGGTTGCTCGTAGCTATCTCTCTTAGAAGCACTGGAGTTCCAGAGCTACAGGTGTATGATATGCTACTAAGCTTTGCAGGCACAGTGCTTTGGGCTGTTGTAGGTTTCATGTGGAAAGATAGAGCATTAATAATGATCAATAGCATTGCGGCTGTGATGTTATTGGGTGGACTAATCGGAAAGATATTTGGAGTTTAACATGACCTTTGATCAGTATCAAGCTATTGCTGCGACAACAGCACAATACAAAGATGACTTCTATCCTATTGCATCTTTGATGGTAGAGTCTGCTGAGTTATCAGACTTATTTATTAAGCCTCGACTGCGTGGCGACAACAAAGTAATAGACAAGCATGACATAGTATCTGAAGCTGGAGATGTACTCTGGAATCTTGCAATGCTTTTAAGAGATAACGGTATTGACTTCTCTGAAGTTGCAGAGTACAATCTATCTAAACTCCGAAGCCGATCAGAGCGTGGAGTTATTCAAGGATCTGGAGGTGATCGTTGAAAATAATACAAGGTAATTTTGGTAATGATCCTAAGAAGTCTTTAGGAGAAAAGTTATCAGATGGTATTGATAAGATAAAAGAAGCTCAAGGAGATGTTGAAGAAGGTTTACGTTATCCTTTTATTTTAATTGTTGATACAGGAGAAGAGCTTAGAATAGTAGCAGATGTTGAAGTTGAAAAGTTTAACATGATACTAGACTTAGTGAAAGGCTCTATCCTTTCGGGGGCATATGAAGAATACAAATCCTAATTGGTTGATAGCTCAAGATGCTATTTGTAAAGTATTTATATTAAGTATAGGAACACAACTTCCTAAAAGAGAGGTCATTGAAAACATGATCGACTGGATGGAGTTAAAAGCAAAACAGGAGGAACAAAAACTGACAGAAGACTTTATCTATAGTAACATCCCAAGCTACATAAATTTTTTGTTTGATAAATCCTAAAGGAGAAAACACTATGGCACTTGTTGAAGGCGTTGCATATTGGGCTTCAGTAACTACACCTAATACAACTTACACTCCGGTGTATACAGTTAATCTAGTTGTAGATGATGAAGTTGCTAATGACTTCCGTTCTCGTGGCTTCAAAGTCAAAGACATGGAAGAAGGCCCAGCACTTCTTATCAAGCGTAAAGTAAATGGCCCTAATGGTATGGTGCGTTCAGCCCCTAAACTTTTAGACCGAAACAAACAGCCGCTGAATGTGGCGGTTGGTAATGGTTCAAAGGTTCGTGTTCAGTATAAAGAGTGGGAAACTACTTGGAATGGTACTGAATACAAAGGTCTAGACTTTCAAGCAATGCAAGTATTAGATCTTGTTGAATACGCCAGCCCTGATGGTGCTGAATTTGATATTATTGATGGTGAAGATGGAGATGAACTGTAATGTATAGATACACACACGACGATAAAACTTATGATGCAGAGTTGCTCTCGCCAGAAGGCCAAGCAACATTCCGACTGCTTGCTAATGTTCAACAGCGCATTGATAGTCTTGAAGCAGATATGACTATTATGCAAGCTTCAGCAGTCGCACTGCATCAAAAGATGCAAGAGTTTCTAACTGACGATGCACTCGTTGAGGACAATGAACCGGAGGAATAACAATGGGGGATTTTGTGGACTACCGCAAACCCTGTCCGAATTGTGGAGGCAGCGATCCTGTCTCCATAAATTCAGATGGCTCTGCAAAATGCTTTAGCTGTGATACATTTTTTAGAGACTATGAATCTGCAATGGGAGGCAACGTGGCAGACTTCTCAACATACAAAAGATCCAACAATAATGATTCATTTAAAGATACCGAAAGCGTTTATCACGCACTAACAGATAGATCCATCACACTAGAAACCGCAAAAAAGTATGGTGTACGCTCAGTAAAAAATGCCGAAGGCAAGATCGTTGAGCATCACTATCCCGCCTACATTAACAACGAAGAAGTAGCTACTAAGATCCGCAGGCCTGACAAACACTTTACTTGGACAGGCTCCCCTAAAGGCACAGGCTTATTTGGTCAGCAGATTGCTCAAGCTGGTGGTAAGTTTATTACTATCACTGAGGGCGAGTGCGATGCTATGGCAGCTTATGAACTGCTTGGTAGCAAGTGGCCTGTAGTCTCTGTTAAGAATGGAGCCTCTGGTGCAGTGCGAGATGTGCAAGAGAATCTAGAGTTTCTAGAATCTTTTGATTGTGTTGTTATTAATTTCGATAACGACAAAGCAGGCAATGAGGCTGCAAAGAAAGTAGCTCGCATCATCAAGCCCGGAAAGGCTAAGATCATTACTCTCCCTAAAGAGTTTAAAGATCCTAATGAGATGCTACGCCTTGGACACCACAAGGCTTATGTTGGAGCTTGGTGGGCTGCTAAACTCTATACGCCCTCTGGTATTCTCAATGTCTCTGAAGAGCGTGAGAACTATAAGAAGCGCGAAAAGAAAGAGTCAGTACCTTATCCTTGGCATGGCTTGAACGATAAGCTTGAGGGCTTGCGACAGAAAGAACTAATCACTCTGACAGGTGGCACAGGCCTTGGTAAGTCTAGTGTAACGCGAGAGCTTCAGCACTGGCTGATCACCAATACCAATGATCGTGTGGGTGTCATTGCTCTTGAAGAAGATTGGAGGCGTACAGTAGACGGTATCTTATCTATTGAAGCCAATGATCGCTTGCACATTGATAGCATCAGATCAAAGTATACAGAAGAAGAGCTAGATAATTTCTTTAATGTTCTTTATGGCGGCAACAACGAGAACCGTGTCTATATCCATGCACACCTTGGCATGAATGATGTTGATAGTATCTTTTCTAAACTACGCTTTATGGCGATGGGCCTTGAGTGTAAGTGGATAGTATTCGATCACCTTCATATGCTACTGTCGATGACAACCGACGGTGATGAGCGTCGAAACATAGACTCTATCATGCACAACTTCAGAACGCTTGTTGAAGAAACTGGAGTGGGCTTGATTCTTGTTTCACACTTGCGTAGGATTGATGGCAATCGTGGGCATGAGAATGGTATTGAAGTAAACCTTAGTCACATGAGAGGCTCTCAGAGTATTGCACAGTTATCTGATAGTGTAATATCTCTTGAGCGTAATCAACAATCTGAAGATCCAATTGAGGCCAGTACAACAAGAGTTAGAGTTCTTAAGTCTCGTTACACTGGCGACACCGGAATCGCTACGCATCTTTTTTATGATAAAGATACTGGCAGGCTCAGTGAAATATCAATGGAAGCAGAAGAACAAGATGAGCTTGAATTATGAAAAGTATAGTATTTGACATTGAGGCTGATAGCCTTGAGCCTACAAAGATCTGGTGTATTGCTGCTGTCGATCCCGACTCAGGCGAGACAAAGACCTTTGGGCCTACTGAGATTGTTCAGGGGCTGGCTCATCTATCTACAGCCGACAAGCTGATAGGCCATAACATTATTGGTTATGATCTCCCAGCCATAAAAAAGATACACAACATAGATCTTGCA